CAGAGGACATCGACATCAATAACGTGCAGTTCAAATCATTCGACCGGCAGCACATTCCGTTCGAAGACATCGCCACCGAATATCGCAAGACGACGATCTACATGGCAACGCACAAGGAGAGCGTCGGCCTCACCTGTCTGGAATTGGCGTACTGCGGGGCGCTGGTCACGACGCCAAGCGGACTGATCTATCAGGACCGGCTCGATACCGTGCGACACGTCAAGTATGACGGCATTCGCGCGCCGTGGGGCGCGATCATGGGGATGATCGACATCGACGCTTCGAAAAAGCTGGCGCGCAAGCAGACGTGGGATAAGGTTGCCGACCGAATGCTGGGGTGGTTTGCGGAGCATGGAAAGTGAATTGATCATCGCCTGCGTCCGCACCGGTAATCTCTACGGCATGGACTACGTCGCAAAGCTGCGCAACATGGTGTCGCGGCACCTGACCCGCCCGCATGTGATGGTGTGCCTGACCGATCAACCAGAGCGGTGCGAGGGCGTGGTGTTTGTCGACGTGACAGACCTTGGCCTGCTCGGCTGGTTTGCAAAGATGGTTCTGTTCTCGCTGGAGTGGCGCGGCCTGTCGAAGGTGGTCTACATCGACCTCGACACGGTGATCATCAATAGCCTGTTGCCGCTGACGGCTGTGGCCGGGGAATTTGCGATTTGTCAAAACTTCGCGCGGCTGGCGGGCGTAACGAACTATCCGTGCAAGTACAATTCCAGCATCATGGTGATCGGCGGCGGGCAGGCGGGCTTTATCTGGACGAACTTCGACAAGCGCCGCACGTTGCTGCTGTCGCGGCACGTGCGGCACGGCGATCAGGCAATCATCGAAGACCTGTACCCGACCGCACCATTCTTGCAGGACATGCTGCCGAAGGGTTTCTTCTGCAATTACAGAAACTTAACCGGTCATCCGCCGAAGGGCGCGAGCATCATCAACTTCGGCGGCAGCCACAAGCCGCACAACTGTCCGATCCCGTGGGTGCAGGAGGCGTGGCAATGATCTTCGAGGTCGGTGACGTGAAGGTCAGCATCGTGGATGACGGCGACCGCATGGTCGCGCACATGAAAGACGGCAGCGGCTTTGAGCCGCAAAGCCTTGCCCTGTGGGCGCGGATGGTGCAGCCGGGGATGGTCGCGCTGGATGTCGGCGCGTACACCGGCCTGTTTTCGATTGTCGCCGCACTGCACGGCGCGGAGGTGGTGGCGATGGAGCCGATGCCCGCAAATCGCTGGCGGCTGGATGTCAACGCCTGCATGAACAAAGTGAACAATTACATCAGGATCGTACCGAAGGCGGCGTCTGACCGGAGCGGGACGACAAGGCTGTACTACAGCCGCCACACGCCGCTGACGACAGGCGGATCGCTTGAAGGCGGTATCCAAGGGCACACGGACAGCATCGAGGTGGAATGTGTGACCATCGACAGCCTGTGTCTGCAAAACGTGGCGGCGCTGAAGATCGATGTGGAATTGCACGAGCTTTCTGTAATAAAAGGGGCGATGGCGACAATCCAGCAGAGCAAACCACCGCTGATCATTGAAACGCTCAATGAAGGAATGCGGGCCGCGATTGTCGAGATGCTGCCAGACTACGAAGTTGCCGGGATACTTGATCGGCGCAATACATTTTTCACCCCGACATAGGAGAACGACATGCCGCAAGGTCCGTTCGCTGGTACGGCTTATCTGAAATACGATGGCGGCATGTTGCCGCTCAAAGGCAACCTCACCGTCTCGGCAACACCGGTCGAGCGCACCGGCATTGCGGGACAGGACTACGTGCACGGCTATCAGGAATTGCCGCGCGTTCCCTACATCGAAGGCGATGTGTCGACGCTGCCCGAGGTGTCGCTGGAGACACTGGAGCAGGTCATCGATGCGACGGTGACAGCGGAGCTTATCAACGGCACGACCTACGTGCTGCGCAATGCGTGGACGAAGGGACCGCTCGACATCAACACGCATGACGGACAATTCCGCATCCGCTTTGAGGGCGTGTCCTGCGACGAAGTGAGATAGCAATTCGGGAGGTGCAAATGCCGGAAGCGGCAAAGAAGGTCGAGCCTGACAATGACGCGCCTGAAGTCAATCAGGCAACGAAGACTGCCGATGTCACGCCGTTGCGGCCAAAGGAGGTCGTCATCAATCTGGGAACAGCGGTGCAGGCGCACGGCGACATGGTGAAGAAGCTGACGTTCCGCAGGCCGACCGGTGCCGACATCATGGCGATGGGCGACGGCTACCCGATCAACATCAACTGGTCGACCGGGCAGGTGACGCCAAACCCGAAAGTGATGGGTGACATGATGTCACTGCTGGCGCAGGTGCCACCGTCGACAATCAAAGCCTTGGACGCGGAGGATTGGTCGACGTGCGCTCACGCGCTCATGGGTTTTTTCCCGCCGGGAAGTCAGGCGATGCAATACTGAATTGCTATCGCTTGGCGAAGTTCTACTCACGTCACCCGGCTGAGTTTCTTGCGCTGCCGCTAGACGAAATCATGCGGCATATCGTGTGGACCGACAGGCTGTTGGCGGCCTCAGAGACAACAAGGGTACGGGATGCCTGATGATGTCCTGAGAATGCGGGCAACGGTTTCCTCCGAGGAAGCCCTTGCCAGCATCAGACAGATCGGTCGCGCGTTCGGCCTGCTTCCCTCGCAGGCCAAGCCGCCAATCGATCAACTCAATGCTTCGCTCACCTCATTGGGCCGCACGGTCCAGAGGGTCGGTGCGGAGTTGCGCACGGCAGTTCCGGCTCTGGGTGGCTTTGGTCTTGGTGCTGCCGGTGCTGGTGCAGCCGGTTACGCGCTGATGCGCACACTCACCGGCATTTCAGACCGCATGGTCGAACTGAAGTATCGCAGCCGCGAGCTTGGCATGAGCGAGCGCGAGCTTCGCGCGTGGGGCGTGGCGGCGGCGCAGGTCGGCATCGCACCCGAGGCGATGCAGCAGAGTTTGTCTGGTTTCAAGAAGACGACTGAAGACTTCAAGTACCGGATGGGCGCGGCGCGTGAAGAACTTATTCGCATGGGTGCTGGTCCGGTGGTGCAGCGCATCACCAACGCCGCAACGCAACTCGACAAGTTGAAGGAGGCATTCGATTTCAAAGACGTGCTGGACAAGATGGACCCGACCGGTGCGCGTGGCCGCAGCTTCTTTGAACAAATCCAGCTTGGCGCTGGCGCGGCGCGGCTGTCCTACGAGCAGTATGTCGCGGCGCTGGAGAAAACAAAGCCACGCACCGCCGAGCAAATCGCGGAAGCAGAGAAAGCCAAGGCGGCGCTGGTCCTGCTGGGCGAGGCATACGACGACCTGACGAACAAGGCCGCAGTCGTACTGTTCCCCGGCCTAACGAAAGACATCGAAACACTCACCAAAGTTCTCGACTATCTCGGCAGCATCACAAGCTGGCGTGATGCTTGGGACAAAAAGCCGAAGGAGCTTTTCGATTTTTCGGTCGGCAATCCGATGCGCGGATTGAACGAACTGCAAGACATGGAGAAACAGGGCGGCTTCAAATCAGAGGGCGCAAACCCGCTGTTGCAGGTGCCGGGTGGGGGTACGCAAGGCGGTGGCTTCAGTCCGATTGCCTTCAAGGAAGGTTTTAGTAGCGGCAGCGATCTGTCGGAAGGCTCACGCATGGTGAAGGAAGGCACCTTCGCCGCGCTGGTCGAGTTCAAGAGCTATGTGTCAGGCGGCGGTGGCGGTGCCAATGGTTTTCAGTCAGCCGCTTTCACAACCGGCGTCACGGGTGGCGGTGGTGCTGCAACGGCTGGCGGTGGCATGGGCGGCGGTGGTGCTTCAGCGAGCGGTGGCACGGCAAGCACCACGGGTGGCGGTGGTGCTGGTAGCGGCGCGCAACTCAATGACGAGGGGGGCAAGCCGATTGATGCCGCGACAATGAAGGAAGCCGAAGCTCTTGGCCGCAGCGGTGATGTCAAAGGATTGCAGAAGCTGTTCGCGCAGAAGGGCTACCGGATGAGCGGTCCCGCCTGCGGCATTGTCGCCAGTGCCTATGTGAAGTCGGCTGGTTTCAAGCCGCCATCGGGCAGCGCGATTGCCAGCACATGGCGCGGCTGGGGCGAGAAAGCTGAGGCTGGCGACATCAACGCGCCGGATCGTCCGTTCGGCAGCATGGTGGCCAGCTACGAACACGGTCGCTACGGCGGCAAGCAGGGCAAGCTGCTGGGACCAAGTGAGACGGGTGGTCATGTCATGACCATCGTTCCCGGCACCTACAATCCGAAGACCGGCAAGGCGATGTTTGCCGATCAGTACGGTGTGCGAGAGCGCAACGTCAAGGATATGGCAATCCGCTATGCGGGCGACGAAGCGGTGCGGCAGGCGCAGGCGCGCAGCGGTGAGGCACCCGCAACTGCAAGGGCCCCCGCAACCAGCGGCAGCGGCGGCGAAGAAAAAACCGTGCGCGGCTCGTGGTTCGGGCCCGCCCCCGGCTTTCCGCGCGATCCGACGCAGGGAGGCATGAAAGGTCCGACCGGGCTGTCAATCGCACAACCGGGCATTGCCCTGCCGTCAAAGGAGGGCTTGGGGCAAATGTATGAGGTAACGACGCCGGATGGCCGGAAATTCACCCTGCCGCAGGTTGACATCGGGCCATTCGCCAAGGGGCGCGGCATCGACATCACCGCAGCGGCGGCGTCGAAGATGGGCTACGACAGCAAAACTTTTCCGACTGACGGACGCTTTTCCTATCGACGGCTGGACGAAAGTGTCGGCGGCGCGAACGTCAAAGCCGAGGGCACCGTCAACGTCAACGTCACCGCGCCACCCGGCACCAAGTCGAGCGCGCACAGCGCCGGGATGTTTCAGAAGACCACCATCAAGAACACCAAGCAGATGCAGCCGACAGACAGCCCGCATGTCGAAGCGGGACCGGGGTAACGCATGAAGATCAGTGATCTGCACAATGGCTGGCGCGATGTCTGGGCCGTGGCAAAGTTTCGAGACGCCGAGTTCTATGTCGAGACAAACGCACGTCAAGGCGGGCGGCGCGTGGCCCTGCATCAGTATCCGAAGCGAAGCGTGCCTTATGCCGAAGACATGGGCAGGACGGCAAACCAGTTCATCGTGCAGGGCTACTGCATCGGCCCGTACTACCTTGGCCGCAAGGATGATCTGATTGAAAAGCTGGAGATGGATGGCCCCGGCACACTGGTGCTGCCGCTGCAATACAAGCTGATCGATGTCGAGGTGATGGTGGCGTCGTACAGCGTCACCGAGAGCCGCGAGCGTGGCGGCATCTGCATGGTGGAGATGAACTTCATCGAGTACGGCGATCCGAACTACCGCGAGACACCATCAATCCCGGCGCAGGTCGAGCAGTCGGCTGCCGCCGTTGAGCAGGCGGTGGTCGGCCCGCAGACGCCGCAACAGGCCGAGCAGACGCAGGAAGAAACCGGGCAATACAACGACAATTGGGTCAGTGGAATGCAATGAACGCAACAAGCTCTGACGAAGTTCTCGCCATTGTCGACCGCATGGGAGCGGCGGTGATGTCGTCCGCTGTCGACCAGACCAGCAATGCCGGGGTCACGTTGCGGCGAAGCGTCGGCATGATGGTGGTCGACTACAACATGGTCAACCTGCCAACCTTCGCCACCGTGTTCGGTATGTGTCTCGATTTGAGCCGCCAGACCGGGGCAACGCTGACGACAACGGATCGGGTCCGGCAGGCGGCGCTGGCGGAAACCCCGGTGAGCCTGCCCGCCATCCTCACGGTCAATGCCGTGGTGCGGCTGACGCTGGCGAGCGAGGCCCGTATCGTCAGCGGCATGACGTTCCGGTCGCGCGACGAAGTGGAGGCCATCGCCACGGCGCTAAATATTGCTTTCGAGCAGACCGAGATGCTGGCCGCCGATGATCACGACGCCGACACCTATATGGCGCTGCTCAAACTGCACGGCGATGTCACGCAGTATCTGGCGGATCGCGGGCGGGCGCTGCCGCGCATCATCAACTATGCGTATCAGATGGTGATGCCGTCGCTGCGCATGGCGCAGCTTGTCTACGCCGATCCGTCGCGCTCGACAGAGTTGCGTGACGAAAATTCTGTCGTGCATCCTGCCTTCATGCCGATGACCGGCAAGATGCTGGCGGTGTGACATGGCAAATGTCCTCGACAAGAACACGTTCGTCGGGCCGCCGCAAAGAACACCGATGCCGAAGCGGATCGGTGGTAGCAAGGAAGTTGCCTCACTGCTGGTGCGCGGCAGCCTGTTCACCAACTGGACCTCTATCCGCGTCGAACAGCGCGTCACCGAAGCCTTCCCGCAATTCCAGTTCGAGTGCAGCGAGGAAAGCAAAATCCCGCTGAAGGTCGATGCACTGCAATTCGTACCGGGAGATGTCGTGGCCGCTTTTGTCGGCGGGGTGCAGGCCGTGTTCGGCTACATCACCGAGCGGCACGTGGCCTATGACGGCAAGCAGCATGGCGTCCGCCTTGTTGGTGTCGGTGACACGGCGGACCTGACCACGTCGATGGTGCCGCTGGAAAAGCTCAGCGGGCATGATGGGCAAAGCTGGACAGAGCTTGCCAAAGACATCTCAAACCATCTTGGCGTGAAGATCATCCCGAAGGGCGCGGTCGACAATTCGCCGTTTCAGAACATTCAGGTGCAACCGGGCGAGACGATCATGGCGGTGCTGGAGCGGTACGCCAAGATGCGCAACATCGTCATCGGCAGCGAGGCGACCGGAGGTCTGCTGGCGATTGGCGAGCATCAAGCGATTGCGACCGGCAACCTGACCGAAGGCAACAACATCCTGCGCGCCAATTGCGTGGTGCGCGATCAGATGGTCTA